TTTAAATCTTTAATGCACTTTTTTACTTCATCCTCTCCTAATGTTTCCATGAAGGATTGGAGCCTTAACCATTGGTTTGGCTTTTCATCTCGATCTTTGGCATTTAACCCCTCTCCGTAGATCATATCCGATATTCCGTTAATCAAAGCAGAATGTACAGCACTATTTCTGGCCAGTCCTATTAAAAAGTCTGGGTATAAATTGTCCTCTCCATAATTTATCCAGCCTCCTCTACTTGCGTTCTCTGTAAAATCTTGGTCATAATGAGAACTTAACCCAATGCCATGAACTTCTGAGGAGGTTGGTGATTTAGGTATAGTGCCTTTGTTAATTGTTCTTTTATTGGCCATTGTAAGCTATTGAGTTGGTTAATGGTTCTGCGTATTCTGTGAAGTAATCTTGTGCCTCTCCTATTAATAACAGACCTCTTTCTACAAAGTGAGCTTTCTCTGGGTCAGTCAGGTCAATATCTATATTAATCTCATTTATTGCATAACAAAGGTAGTTATAATACCCACCTATTGAAAGTAATACACCTCCATCGGTTACTGTACCATCTCCACTTGTCCTCATTTTATTCATTACCCAGTATCTTTCTCTTTTATCAATATTCTCATTTTGGAATATCACCTTGTAATCCTTTTGAGTTAACTGGTTAGTAAAAACAAACAGAACGCCCAAAGTAGAGGCTTTCAAATCCCAATCTTTAAGCCTTTCATTTATTGTACAAGTAATGGTTTGAAAGGAGGGGTTATTTGGCTGGAGTTGTAACATTATACTTGTGCTTCTTTGTCCTCGTGCTTGGCTTTCTGCTCCTCCTTTACCTTTACCTTTACCTTCTTTGTCTTTACCTCCACAACTACATGAGGGGCTAGTTTTTTAATTAACTGGAGGGTCTTCTGAGTAGCGTTTTTTAAATCTACTTTTCTGCTCCCAATATGTACGTTGTCTTTTAGTGCTTTTAGCATCTTTTTAAGATTAAAAAAAAAGGGGCATCCAATTAATAGAAGCCCCTTTTTTGAAAGTTATTTTTATAAAGCTCTCTTATTAATTAAGCATAAGCGGGAACCAATGTAACTGTTAAGAAGTTATCGAAAGGTAGTGTTTCATAACTCTCTAATCTTCGAGCTGGTAGTTTTTCGTTAGCTGAGAAAGTTAAGGTGTACCCATTAGCATCTCCTTTAGCTTTACCCGTTGCCGCTGTTCCAGCTGTTAACTCTGCTGAATCATACTGACCAATTAACCAGATATTGTCATTATTATCTAAGACAAAAACACACAATCTTGACTGAGCCACATTAAGAAGCTCCTCTCTGTCTGCTGCTGTTAACTGCATTAGTGAAATATTTACCACTTGATTCCAGAAAACTGTACCATTCTCTACCGAACTTGTAATAGTTTCAATAAAATCACCCACCGCTTGGCTCAATTCGTATCTATAAATTGTAGCACCTGGTAAAACATCTATTTCCTCTCCAGCGTTGGTAGTTATTCCAGTCGTGAAATCAGAATGTAACCCTAAAAAAACCGTTTTAATTCCTCCGATCTTATCTTTACACTGGAGTATTCTACCAGTTGTTAATGTACAAGGCATCTATTTAATTTTTAAAGGTTAATATTAAGCTGGTACATAATCATAAGTAACTACGTCTGTTCCGATAGCGATCTGAGTACCTCCTGTGAATCTGTAAACAACTCTTACATTATCACTTCCATCCAAGTTACCCATGTCCAACACTTTCGCCTCATTTAGATCACCTAATAGGTTAGTTCCAAAGAAGAAATTAGTTTTTAAACTCAACATCATTCTATCCGCTTCCATTCCGTTAGCAATCTCAATTTGGATACCGTCAAAGTCTAATGGCTTAGTTCCAACATAAGACTGAAATTGATAGTTTCCAGCTCCTAATGCGTTAATGTAAGCACTTGCTATTGCTGGTGATACATAAAGCCTTAAATCTGGGTGGAATAACAGCTGAGCTGGTATCTGTGCTTTCAACAACTCTAAAGCAGCAATCACCTCTGCGGAAACTGTTGGATTAGATGTAGATGTTACTTTCTGGTCTGCTGGTACAAATGTTCCAACTTGTGAAACTTCCCAAAGTCCATCGAAAGACTGGTAACCTCCAACCGCTAAAGTCTTATCACCTTGCCAAATGTTATACTCTACATCTTGACCAATCTTACCGGCTACGTGTAGTAATAGATAAGTTTCAAAGTTTGGTGGTATCTGTGCATCTATTCTTAAACCTCCTGTTTGCATAGCCTCCCAATCTTCTCTGAATGGCTGCTTACAAAGCTCCAGGTTTACTTGCAAATTGTCTGGAGTTATTACTCTTTCAGCTAATGTAACTGCTGCACTCCCTACTGTGAAATCACAAGTTTGGGCCGCAATCAATCCACTAGATGCTAAAGTTTTTAGTACTCCTTTATATTTTACATTCTCTTTAATCTCAATAAGATTTTCAGAAAGTGTTTTTCCACTTAAAAGTGCAGCAGCAATGTAGGCCTGTGCTAATTCACCAGCATAAGTAGTAGTGATAGATGGCTCTGTGAAATTGTATTTTTTAGTCATTTTTAATTTTTTGAAGATTTAGCAAATATGCTCATCGCTCTCTCTGCTGCGTTCATTTGTGTAAGTGGCTTCTGTATCTCAACTTTCTGCACTTGGTTTAAATTACTTTTCTTGTGTACTGGAGTGGCCGCTGACAGCTTGCTAAAATTTCCGCTTAACTCTTTGGCTAAGTTTTCCATTTTAGTATCAAAATCCTTACTCAACTCTTCAAGTACTGCGATCAATTCCTTTTTTGAAACTGAGGCCTCAACTACTTCCTCCACAACTTCCTCCTCTACAACCTCAGCAGCTATAATTTCGGTTACTGTTCCATCTGCTATCACTATCACCCTTCCATCTTCTAATTGAAAATCTCCAGTCGGTAATGGCATCTTATCACCCTCCTCTGTTACTACATACCCTAAAACACCAACTGCCCAATCTTCGGCATCTGTGCCTATTACTGTACCGTCTTTTAGTTTGGCTTCTGCCATTAGTGTAATCTCTTCTTGCATCCCTAAGAGTGCCTTAATTTTTGAAAGTTTGCTTGTTGCCATTTCTGAATAAGTTAATTAATCGAATAATATCGTTGTAATATAGTAGCCCAATATTAGTCTTGTTCCTTTATGATCTTTTTTATCTCCTCACAAAGCATCTCTTCACTCAGGTTTTTAGGAACTTCGCTAAGTACTTTAGTCTGTCTTTTTACCTGTTCCATCTTATTTACAAAGAAGCCTTCAATGCTAAAGCCTTTTGTTTTCCCAGACTTAATTTGATCTTTCCAGATGTTTTCATCATTCACTTTGATAGCCACCATCCAAGTACCAATAGGAACCTTAAAACCAAAAGCCTCAGATTTATCCACAGGGCTATCCTTAATCCAACTCTCCACTACTGTTAATCCTTGCAGCTTTGTTTGGTGTTCTAAAGTGGTGTTATGCTGTTTGTCATTCTGGAGAAATAACTGGCTCGCTAATCTTACCGTACCCTTAGAAAACCACACGTAATACTCTTTGCCTGTTTCTTTGTCGTACCTAAATATTTGCTTGTTAGGAATAAGGGCTGCACCGATTAAAATCTTTCGGTCTGTATCAGAAACCGCAAAAGTGAAATTACTTTTTGTTTGGTCTTTAAATGCAAGAAAGTTTTCTTGTATAGCTGGCTCACCAACTAAAGAAATGGCATCCACTCCAAACTCACTTTCGTTTTCGTCAATTATTAACTCTACTATTTCAGTCATTTTATTCTAATTTTAAATTTATGTTATAATGTACTTTGGTCTTGAATTATTTGGCTTGCCTCTTGTGAGCTGCTTACATCACTTTCTAAAACATATGCTTGTACTGGTGCAGCTTGGCCCACTTGGCTTGTATCTCCTTGTCCTAGAAAACTAAAATCTATATTAGCTCCTTGTTCTGGACTACCTAAGTCTGGGGCTCCACCACCACCTCCACCACCACCAGCATCTCCTCCACCCTCAGCAGCTCCTCCATCACCAGCATCTCCTCCAGCTTTTAAGCTAGATAATGCTTTCTTTGTGGCTAATACTGAACCAGCTATTCCTAATCCTAATCCAATATTATTAGAGGTGACCAAGGCAGCCGCTGCGACCTTCGAAGCACCTCCAGAAGGAATAGCTAAGGCGGCACCCTGTGCTATAATAGCTGTATTAGCTGCTTTTGTACTTATAATCTGTTTTGCAATACCGACCGCATTTTCGCCAATTATGGCTATAGCCTGGGCAGCTCTGTTTTCTCCAGCCGCCTGAGATAATAATTTAAAGCCATTTCCTATATTATTAATTCTAGCCGCATCAATAGCATCTTCTGCATCTGCTACAGATTGAGCTATCTCAATATCTGACTTTGCTTTCTCTTCTTTTAAATCTTTACTTAGGTTGGTGTATTTCTTTTCTATTGCTGATTTTTGAGCCTCAAAATTATCTGCGTCCTCAATCGCCTCTAAATCTCTTTGTTCCTGTAGTTCTAGCTCTTTTTGAGCTCTTTCATAATCTTCATCTATAGCCATTAAAGCAAGCTCCTCAGTTAACGCCCTGAGCTGTTCGGCTTCTGTTCTTAGCTTTTCTTTTTTTAATTCAGAAGCTAAATTGTCATACTTTTTATTTATTAATAATTCTTGTTCTGCAAAGTTTTTAGCCCCTTCAATAGCTTCTAAATCTCTTTCTCTCTGCTGCTCTATTTCTGCCTCTGCTCTTTTGTTTTCATCATTTATACGCACAAGAAACATTTCATCTTCTAACGCTTTTAACTGCTCCGCCTCTGTAATTAAGTCTGCTGCTGCTTTGTCTTTTGTCTTTTGTGTTTCTCGGTCTGTTATGTCTTGGTTTTTTTTCGATTGAGCATTTTTCTTATCTCTCTTATCGGTGGCTATTTTAGCATCAAAAACTGCCAAATCATTCTCTCTATCTTCTTTATCTTTCAGCGCATCTCTATACGCTTGGTTCATTTCATCCTCTGTGGGTAAACCTAAATCTCCTCTGACCTCATCTTCTGTTTTATCTCCAGCTTTCATGAGCCCTGCAATCTTCTCTTTTAAGCCATCCGCTTCAGGCATAAGTATCTGTTCACCTATCGCCTTTAAATCAACCTTAGCCTCCATCTCTTTGGCTTCTATTATCTCACGCCTTAGCTTTAAGAGTTCCGATTCTTTTGCTCCCTGTGCTGTTTTTAGTTTTAATTCTCTTTCTAATTGCGCTATGTGTGATTGAGATGCTCTTGTGGCTTCGCTTTGTGCATCTCTGAGCTTACCTAAAGCGGCTACATAGTCTAAAGTTTTATCTGTCGCATCCTCTGTCGCAAAAGACACACTACCCAACGTATCTATAGTTCCAATACTAACTCCAGGTATCTTGTTTAATGCCTCTATAACTAAATTAATAGCTTTAATGTAGAGGTTAAAGTACCCAATAACAAAGTTCACTAAGTACTCAGCAAAAACAGTTACCGACTTTTTAACCTTATCAAAATTGGCCACCAGTAATCCCACCAGAACAACTATAGCTCCAATTCCTGTACTAACTAAAGCCAGCCTAAATAGCTTTAAGCCTGTGGTGGCTGCTCCAGTTACAAAAGTACTTACTGCTGTGGCTGCTGCTCTTGCTTGCTCTGCTATGGCTGTGTTGGCTATTGTTTTAGAAAGGTTCGCCTCTGCTATTGACCTAATCCCTACAGCTATAGCCACCGCCCCTTGCGCGTTCACCATTAACTTTTCCATCTCCTCGCTCTCCGTACCCATTAAGGCCATTGCTCCTGTGGCTACTGCAAAACCTCCAGCAATACCCTCACCAAATTTTACAAACTGCTCTGCTTTGGCTGCTGGGTCTAGCGCATCTATTCCTCTTTGAAATCCTCCAAGCTCTCCCTTAGCTACTCCTAACTCCTCGCTTAATTGCTTAAACTCAGCACTCCCTAAGTCTGCACTTTTTAACTTATTCTCTAAATCACTAACTGCAGTTTCTAAGCTGTTTATATTTCTAACCGATTCAGTTATTCCGTCTACCTCTAATTTAACTACGTATGTTTTTGCCATTGTCTTTTATTTATATAGTTCCCTTAAAAGGTTTTATTTGTGTGTACGTTTGAGCGCATGAGGCTGTTACAAAACTTCCACCTTTAGCTCCTACCTCAACTAAAAACATCTGAACTCCCGAAGTGTTCACGTAGTAGTAAATCTTCCAGACGCTCCCCGTATCCCAATCGTTGGTGTTCACAGCCGTTTTAACGTTGTAAAGTGTTGTTTTATCCCTCCACACCATATTGGTATCTTGAAACGCCTCTGGATTCATAGCCATAAAAGATCCACTTTCAAAACTTATTACTACATCGTTTCTAATAATCCTCGCAGTATCTTCATCAAATATTATTTGAGTTTCTGCATCACCTTGGTAAAGTAATTCAATTCCCCAAAGTTTTATCCCAAACTCGCCTTGTAAGTATCTGGTATCACCCTCAGCCATATACATCTGCACCCCATGGTTATTCCTCCCTGTCCTTTCATCTTCTAAATTTCTACCGCTTAACTTACCTCCACCGATAGCCCACTCTGCTTTCCTTAAAGCCTCTCCATTTATTCCTCTAACTGAGGCAAATGATATTTCTGTGGCTGTAGGATTATTTAAGGCTAGACTATCCACCTCGGAAATTAGGTTACCTCTACCAGTTATTAACCCGAAGGAGGAGCCACTTGAAACCTCATGATCTGGGCCTAAAATTATATTGCCACTCCCTAAAACTTCACCTCTTGATCTTCCTGCCAAAAGCATATTTTCACCTAAAGGGTTAACACTTTTAGGCGCACCGCTGGCAATTAATCGGGGTGGCCTATTTGCGCTTATAGGGCTTGCATAAGTAAAGTCCACCGTATTACTAACAGCATTACCACCACTACCACCTCCAGGAGATTGTAAGTATCTGCATTGATAAATCCCAGCCCAAAAGGAATAAGCCCAATTAAAACCAGCATCCACACAGCACTCCTCTGTACCTACTCCCACCGTTCCAGCTTCATTTATCATGGTAATAGTTCCACCTATGGAACTTTCATAAGGCAGCCACTCACAACCTATCTTAACATCTGGCAGCTTTAATAGTTCAACTTGTACGGTTTTATTGTCGTTTATTGTCCATCCATTAATTTTGTTAATCCTCCAATAGCTGTCCTTAATCCATATTTTATCGTTAAACTTAAATTTGAATATGTCAGCAGAATTAAGCCTGAAACTGGCTTTCATTATTTTGGCTGTCTCATTATAAATTTCATCAATAAAATTCTCCCAATACTTTTTGTAAAGCGTTCCTTGTGGAGCTGAAATAATAAAGTGCCAAGGGGTTTCCATTCCAAAATTCAAGTCATCACCATTAAGAGTAATATAACTTGCTTGGAAATAATGGGAGGCTTTAGCGTAGTATATTTCTGTAGTTACTACTGGAGTACCAGTAGGGGTCATTTCATCAAAGTACCATGTAGCTCCAGAAGGTATCAATCCATGCCAAACTAATATTCTAGGTTTAGGGTCTATTGGGCCACCCTCTTTATCTATTAGCTTTGGAATTAAAATAGAGGTGTCTGTTATAATTTGAGAAGGAGTAGCCACAAAGTCAATTTCTACCTTTTCCTCACCTTTGGCAAAATCGTTATTTGTTTGGTCTATTAGCTTTCTTCCATAAGTCCTATCCGAGCTCTCTTTTGTGAGTTTGTTTAAAAGATCCTCACCATCCTTATAGGTAAATAAAAGGGTTCCGCTCTGGAGTTCTGTGGTGGGTGTGAGTTGTATATCCTTACTAATGTCTAATTTATCCGTCCAGTCTACAATGTCACCCTGTGCAATCCAATCTTCGTATGGCTCTATTAATAAATTCGTTTCATTATCTGGGTCTGGAATGATAATGAGGTTAAACATCTTAGTGATACTATTGAATAAATCAATAGCCTTTAAGTCTGGCATACATTGGGTAAAGTCTATATTGCGGCCAGTTGTAAAGTCATTAGTAGGTCTTACATTGAAATGGCATGTACTAGATTGTATTCCATTATCGTCTAATACATCGGTATAAAAGTTATAAGTAGCTGAGGAACCAGTATTTTGTTTTATAGTTATTCTTACATAATCACCACTACTTAAAAAACTTTCAATGCTATAGTTGTCAATAAATCCAAATCCAAAAAGCTCCGCTAATAATATATCTCCAGTCACTTGTGTGGTTTCTGAGGTTATAAAATTAGTATTAGGGCAGCTTTGAATACTTACTGTAGCATCTACAGCTACATGAGGATCTAGCCATAAATCAAAAGACAAGGTATAAACTCCATTCTGAGGAACTTGGTAATAGTTAAAACTGAATCCAGATGAATCTGTGGCTGTGCCAAAATCACTTCCATTATCAAATCCACCATCTGCCAAAGCAACCCCAAAAATATTAAGAGGTGTTCTCACTCCACTTGCTCCTATTAAGGTAGTTACCGTTGCGGCTGGCTGAGGTGTTACCATTTGAGTGGTAAATTCATTTGCTAACGCTCCTCCTTGGTCAAACGTGGCACTCTTAACCCCTCCGCATGGAATTATTAATTTATTAAAATCTACATTATTAGTAAAGAAATCAGAAGTGTAAGTAAACCCCTCCTCCTCAAATATACCGTCAAGAATAGCCTTTAATTTTACACAGGGTTTCCATTGGTTTACCCTCGAGGCCTCTACTGGCTCTGTTAAATTCTGGCCAGCTCCATCTATTCCATCACCTCCATAGTAATTAGCACCCCAATCTATAAGTGGGTAAACTACATCCCCATTTAAGAGCGCATCCGTCCAGCTCAACCGAACATTGGCCGCTGTAAAGTCATGGTCTAAAGTGGCTAAAAAGGTGGTGTAATCTTTTAGCTTCTTATCTCCCACCTCAGCACCAAAGTTGGCCACATCACCAAACAAAACAACTTCATACTCTACAAATCTACCTTTCTGAATTACTACATTTTTAAGCTGGATATAGCCAACAAGCTGTGGTAAGGTGTCAAACGATAAAACTGCACTGGCTTTCTTTTTAGGATTGAAAGTACCTGAGATATTAGCGTTGTACTGAGAACCAAAGAAGTTATTATTTTTAGGTGTTCCTGGAATCCTAAAGCTCTGTGAGTGGTTGGAGTTTGTTTTACTAAAATCTTGAACATTGCTAAACTGGTAGGTTGTAGGAATAGATATGTTTTCATATAAATCTAATACCGTTCCACCCGAACCATCTTGGCTTTGTACCGTTAGAATTATTTCACCTTTTTTAGCCATGTTCTAGTTATTTGGTAGGAATCTACTTACGGATTCAGTTACTTTAAGTTTTAGAGTTTGGGGCTTCTTGCCGTTGGTTTGTATCATGCTAAAGTTACTGTCCATTACATTCACAGGAATAGAAACTGCATTATAGTCTATACCTTCTCCAGCTACAGGAGGCAAGGTCGTTAAAAGGAAAACTGTACTGCTTGAAAATAAAGATGCAAGGCTCCAGTAGTCACTTTCAAAAACCCAATTACTGGTTAAGCTCCAATTTCTAGTTTCATAATTTTGCGAATCTGTTAGCCCTCTTTCCTGTGTGTTGTACTGAAATTTCTGGTTATCTCCAATTGTACCATCACCATCTGTTTCTGCATAGTTTCCCCTTACCTTTCTATATTGCTTTTTTGATACATTTACTTGGGTGCTGCTCCTCATATTAAAATCGAAATAGTCATAACCTCCTCGAGTGTTTAGCCACATGATAGTAGCAGTTTCAAACTTTCCACTATAAACACCTCCACAGCATTGGAAATCCCAAACAAAGTGATATTCAACAGACCTCTGTAACCCACCCGAATCTGTAAGGTAAATCTTGTAATAATCTAAGAGGCTCCCTAAAGTATTTGGTTGGTCTGCTGGTGTGATGTGGTTGTCTAAAAACTCAATATTTGCTGGGCCGCATGGTATTACATTAATCTTTTTTTCTGGAGTATTAAAACCACTTGTTTGAGTAACTGGAAAAGTATGTGTTAAAACAGTTCCATCTTTTTTTACAGCTTCATAGACTATATTTTCCCAGTCATTACCATTCAAAGTTCCGTTATCATTCGTAACCTCCAAAGTCCTCCAGCTCTTGGAATTTACTCTTTCGATAATTCTATTGAAGGGTGATAGGTTGGAGAAGGGTGCGCAATCTGCCACCTTATTTCTCACTCTATCACTTAGCATAGCATCGGCTAAACTAGCGTTGTGGAATAAACCCGTTGTATCGTCTGCGTAGTTTTGGTATGGAGGTAAAGAGGCCAGCCAAAGAAACCCCTTTCTGCTGGCTAAGTCTGGATAAATTACTGGAGCCTCTGTAGCTGAGGGTGCATAACTTTCACCTATTTTTATCTCATAATTAATTTGTGCTTTCCCTGTGCTTATTTGTTTAAAGTTTGTTGGTGAATCTTCTCCAGGCTGAAAACCATAAGCTACATTGTCACCATTCACACAGAAAATCTCAGGGCTTAATTGATCTTGGCAAAGCTCCCGAAAGTTAAAAACTCCCGAATTTGCGTTATTCTGAGAAATCAAAACCCTCCCTTTCAAAACAGAATTAACGTAAACGTCAAAAACATATTTAAATTTTGGTTCGTTGAAATTTGTGCTACTTGCAACTATTATTAAATCCCTCCCGATTGGCTCAAATTGTGAGGGATTTTGTCTTAAAACTATTGCCATTTTTAACTTATTTCAATATTATCTAATTTGCCAAAAGTAAAGTCCACATTGAACTCTACATCTTTAAGCCACTCATTTTGTAATTCCTCTCCTAACTTATTATACTCCTCAATAAACGCCTCAGTATAGAAGTGGGTGGCCTCTGTTCCATACTTACCAATCTTTCTAGCTATTACATAAGCCATACTTTTAAGCCTTGCATCTGTCCTCTTTAACAGTTGTCCGTTTTTAAGGTTTCTAGGGTTTAACGGTTTAATCCGTACCCATTTTAAGATGTCCTCAATAGGTGGTCGCTTTCCTGGTGGCCTTCCCTCTTCTACATACTCTAAATAATTACCTCCTACTCCTCCAGCCCCAAAGTCTAATGTAATTTTATCACCTCTCTGGTTAAGGTCATAAAGTAGAGATTTGGAAAGCTTACCACTTGAATTAATATTGGTCGAATAGCTGGCTCCTCTTGGGCTTTTACGCCTCCTTTTTACAGCCAATAACTGTTTAGCTTTCTCCACTACTTTCTCAGAAAACTGCTCCAGCTCTGCAAAGGTATTATTTGTTTCTACGCTCATTACCTACTTACTAAGTTAGTATCAATAGGAACCTTTTTTGGTTGGTCACAAGCGTTGGAGGAATAAGGAACGGTAATACTAAAAGAGGCTGTATAGCCACAAAGCACATTTTTATACTCCTCAATAAATGGCTGGGCCTGTAAAGGGTAGCCCACTTCAAATAGTTCATCTCTTTTAAAAACTGTCAGTCCATGCCTTAT